TGCCCCCGCGAGCCCGCCCCCCTGTTTTGGGTGGGGGGGGGGGGGGTCTTCGTGACTAATCGCGCCCGTCTTTATGTGACTGCGCGTTCTTTATTTCTAGGGCCGTCAGACGGTTATTCATCGAATCAGCCTGGGCTCGAACGACGCGCAGCTCGGCGCGGTTCTCTTCATCCCCGTGGCGAAAAGCTTCGTGCTCTCTGCGTGAGGATACGAGCTCCTCTCCGAAGCCGTCGATTTTCTTCTCCAACCTCTGGATTCCAGATTCAGTCGCTTGGGCTGACTGCTGCGCGGCGAGCGCGATATCTCGAACCTTGTCGAGGTCGTCCCTTAGCCCTGTTCCGTGGGAGTTTTGGACTTGGGCTTTGACTGCGGCTTGGTCTTTGAATACTGATTCGACGATTTCTCGGATGCCCGCCAGTTCTGCTTTGTCTTCGGTTCTGCTCTTCCAGTAGGCTTTGTCCCGTTCTTCGTTCGCCTTCTGTTCCTGCTTTTTGCGGGCGGTGAGGATGTTGATGCGGACGGTGATGTAGCCGAGGATTGCAATGATGAGAGTTACGACTGCGTCGACTGACGGCATGCGGAGAATGTCAGGTGGCTGCATTGGTGTTTCTGTTCCCTTTTTTATTTTCTACTGGTATGTGCGGGCTTGCTCCCGGCGCCTGCACCTCCGGGGGGGCATCAGGACTCCTCCTGCCTCCACGAAGCGACCAGGGCATCCATCGGCGTGCGCATCAGACGATGGCCAGTCTCATTGGGGTGTCCACCATCATCCGTCAGCGCGCCGTGGTCCACTCTGAAAATTTCTGAGTCCCTCGCGCTCATCACGGTATCGGCGACCTCGACGTACCCTGCCAGGGGGTGCCCCTCCTGCCCGGCACGGAGAGCTCCGCTAGAGCCGGGGGCGGCTGGCGCCCCGGCTATAAGGGGTGCGCCGTCACGTACCCAGGCGTTGAACGCGCGACGCAAAGGTGCTGACGCGACTGGGGTCTGCCCCTCCAAGGTCGCCCATTTGTCTGTGGACGTCGAGGACGGCGAGATAGTGGTCTGCCAGATTTTCAGAGCGGGATTCTCCTTCAGCATCCACTTCCAGGTCTCGACGGCGCTTGCCATGACATTTACCTCCGTCCCGCCGGTAGCCTGTGCCAAGTTCAGGTCGTTGAATCCCCACGCCGTGGTCACGTGAGTGAATCCCTCCAGCGAGGGAATCGTAGACCAGTAGGTACCAGTCCTGCCGCCAGCGGGGAATGAGGAAGCCCATAGACCAATGTTTGCAGACGGGATACCCGCGGACTTAGCCGCTGCGGAGCTGTACGTGTACTGGTGCGCGATAGATGGGTAGGCGCCAACCTGGGTTCGTGCCGGCGACCCAGATTCAGTGATGGAGTCACCACCAATCAGCCAGGAGATGGTCGCGGGATCGGCAAGGCCCGTAATTTTGTGCGGCATTGCTGGGCGGTAGCCTGCACCGCCGTCAAATGCACGCGAGTTTGCGATTCGCGGTGCGCCAGTAGCTACCTGGTTGCCGTCCAGAATTTCCGCGCCGTACCAGCCGCTAGGTGTGGCAGGGTGCGCTAGTCCGTCTGACCGCGCCCCGTAGTAGGTCAGTACCTCGATGCGGTCTCCTGCTGAGACAGTCAGAGGAATATCGTCCGTGACCAGCTGCGCGGGGCCTGTGAGGGTGGCAGTGGTGGCACCGCCGAAGGTCGCGACCATTCGGGAGGACGGGTCACCCTGCCGCTGGACTGAAGCCGCTACGTCCATCGTCACACCATCGGGGAGGTTGCCGCCGTAGGTCAGCTGCAACGCCTTAGCGTTGGCGTAGACATTGTGCTCAGAGAAGTACGTCTTGGGCGTGGCACGGCCGGTATTGACACGGCCGGTGCGCCAGGTGTCGCCAGCGATGACGCGACGGACAAGCTCTACAGGTTCCGCCGGCTGAGCCGGCTCTGCCTGGATGGAGGTAGCAGGCGGACCAAATACCATCCGCCCGGTAGTGTCCCACACCCGTAGGCTCACCCCGCCGGTAGTGTAGAGCTCGGTCACTGTGCGGTCACCACCAAATCATCAATGGCAAAGCCAGAGCCGGCGGTAGCCTGCACGCCCACGGCGCCGGCCAGAAGGTGGGCTGAGTCGGTGCCGGTACGGGTGAATTGGGTGCGGTCATTGGCGGTGCCGGTGAGAGTTAGATTGACTCCCTTAAGGGTGAAGGTGAATTTGGCGCCAACGCTTGCCTCGCCGATGTTGACATTCAAGCCGACGATGGTGTTGCCGGCGGTCTTCGAGAGACGCTGCACACGCATTAGGTTAGGCATGATATTCAGGATGATTCTACCGTCCGCGGTATCACGCAAAGTGATGTTCGCGCTGCCAGTAGTAGGACGCGCCGCGAGGGTAAATTCTACCTTCAAATCTGCCAGGCCAGCGGCCAGGGTAGCCGTACCGGCGGCCGCGTCCCCTGCCACTGCCCTGCCGCCGGGGGCGCCCCTGGCGGGGGGGGCCCCCCAACGCGCAGGGTTACCGCCCAGTGCCGCCGATGTCATCTGCCCAACCAGCGAACCGGATCCAGTGAAAGTATCAGAGGTGAAGACGTCACCCGGCGCCAGAGGCGGGGTAGCCGTGGTGGTCGCCTGGACGGGGGTACCGGTGGCGATATTGCCTGTGCCATCCTTCACACGGTGAGTGAAGCTGTACCCAGTGGTGGGGCTCAGTCCAGCCGCCGTATAGCTGGGAGAAGCCTGCCAAGGAGACCATGCGCTCGAGCCAACACGGAACGAATAGCCAGCCACTACACGATCATCGCTGGCACCGGCCACAGTCAACATGGCCGAGGTGTTCGATGGGGTAACCGACAGGGTGCCCGCGGTCGGGGGCGCAGTATCGGGGGTGTGAGGCTCGATAGTCAGCGCAGTCTTGCCCGGGTTCTTAGCCTCCCATGCTCGGGCTTCGACCAGGGTAGTAAAAATGGGGATACCAGTTTGTTGCTGGACAGCTTCCGAGACAGCGATGCGGACACTTTCCAGCGGCTTGCCCTGCAGGTGCCCCTGTTCGTCTGCTAGTACGATTCGGTCGATTAGGGTTTTTTCAGACATTATTAGTTCTCCTCTACCTCAATAAGTCGGCCGAGTCCATTGCCGGCGTCGACGACGCGGAATGCTGTGCGGCGGGCACTGGGGGGTGCCGGCGGTGCGGTAATTCGCGCCTTGTCTCCGATTACCGGGGCGTCTGCCAGGTTGATGTCTTGTCCGGTGATTGCGGTGAGAGCCCAGGTGATGGTGGGGATGCCGGTGCCGTCTGCTGCGCGTAGGTACGCGGTGGCGGTGTACCTTACGCCGCCGGGTAGGGCGACGAGCTTCACTCCAGCGTTGTCGGTTTTGGCGTAGGGGCTGTCGGCGAGGATGCCGCCGCCCACTAGGTGCCCGGTGATTTTGGCTGGGGCGAAGACGGTGCCTGCGTCGGTGACCACGGTGTGGGGGGTGAATTCGACGGTGCCGGCGACGGCTGATTCAGATTCCAGCATGGTTTTGAAGTCGGCGGAGACCTTAATATAGGCAGTCATGGGGGCTCCTATCTATGGTCTGTTGCGGTGTATTCAGCGAAAACTGCCGCGTCGAGCTTACTGGTGATTTGTGGGGTGAGCTCATCTCGTAGCTCAGCTTTTGCCTCATCGATTGCGGTGGAAATCATCCGCTGAACGTGGGCTTTGGCCTGCCCGTCGAGTTCGCCGTCGTCGTTGAGGATGACAATTGAGATTTTCTTCGCCATTAGTGTCCAGCTCCTGCCAGTAGGTTGAGGGTGTCCTCGGAGACTACAAGCTCACCAAGTCGAGGCGGAGGGGTTACGCCTCTAGCCGCGGGGCCGACTGAAGGGTGCATTAGCTCTGCCAGTGTTGCGTCACGGTTCACCGTGATTCGCGCGCTGGGGATGTTTAGCATCTTCCCAGAGGCGGGTTCCCAAATTTTAAAGGTGACGGTGTAGTCTCCGTCGAGGAGGCGAGCGCGGATGGTGCCGTCTCGGTCTACGGGGGCGGTGACGCTCCCGCTGTAGACCTCGCCGTGGTCTCCAGTGGTGTGGGTCTGTGCCATCGTGAAGGTGGCGGAGCCCTGGAGGGGGTGTCCTGCCGGGTCGAGCATTTTTGCTGTGATGTCATGCATGGGTGGTCTCCCTACCAGTCGATGATGTTTGATTTGTCTGCGACCCAGGTGATTGTGGGGATGTGGAAATCTCCACCTTGTTCGATCTCGGTTGTGCCAGCAACGCTGCGAATATCGATGTTTCCGGTGCTGAATTGAATTCGGCAAATGAGTTGCTTCACCCCGTTGAGTCGGGTGTTGTAGAGCGCAGGGAAGATGATTTCGCGGTAGTCCTTTGTGCGGAGGTTCTCGGGGATGAAGGCCCCCATGCGATGCCAGTCCTCGCCGACGGTGTATGAGAACGCGTTGCGTGCGAATGTCCCGCTGAAGTCGCACTTGAAGCCGTCGGTGATTGGGGTGGTGATGATGCCTGACCGATTGGGTGAGGCTTGGCTGTACGCCCAGCCAGGCATCATCTGGATTCCTGCCTGTCGTGACCCTGCGACTCGCGCCCATGTCTTTCGCTCGCCCACGAGGCTGACTCGATAAAAGCTGCGCTCGGAGTTGACGTAGACCAGGGTGGCGAACATCTGTGATGCTGCAGGGGGGAGGTTAGTGACCTCGTGCACGTCCAGGGTCGGTGCGATTCGGGGCTTCCGCCAGCGGCGGGTCATTTGGGATACAAGCTGGTTGGGTTCGCGATCAAATTCGCAGATGACAAGGTGTTTGCGGCCGCCGCTGAAGTCGAGGGTGGTGTTGAGCTCGAGTTTCAGCGGCATCGATTCTTCGCGGGCTGGGTCGTAGCAGATGCTCAGGTAGTAGGTGGTTTTTTGGGTGACTGCGGGGCAGGGGAAGACAACGCGGCTGTGGATTCGGTGGTAGAAGCCTGCGACGGTCGCATGCGCGAATCCGGTGGGGGAGGGAGGTTCAACGCTGATGCTGTTCGAGGCGTTATCGACGTTTACTCGGTAGTCGCCGGTGCCCTCATCGTAGGAGCCGTTACCAAATCCCAACGTGACGGACGACCATTGATCTGCAGTCAAGGGCTTGTTGACGACAGGGAATGATTCCTCAACGATAGTCATATTTTGTTCTTTCTAGATGGTGGCGAGCGCGGCGACTTCGTTGCGGAGTCGCTCGATTTCTGCCTGGCGGAGGGTCGTGTCGAGTGCGCCGATGGTCAGCTCAACGGTGCGGGTGTTGTTTTCCCACGAGATCTTTGCTTCAACGATTTGTGCGCTGTAGGGGGTGACGTGTGCTGCGGCGTCGATGGTGACGGTGTCTCCGATGTTGAAGGCTTCTCCGAGGCGGCGGGTTTCCGTCTCGTAGAGCGTGATTTTCATGGAGCGGTCGCTCTTTGCCTTTTCGAGCTCTTCGTTGGCGGCGGCGGTGAGGGTTTCTGGGTTGTCGCTGTCTCGGCGGTCTTTGAAGATTTCGATGCGGCGGAGCCAGGAGTCGTTGCGGGTTTGGCTGGCTAGTTTGCGGTCTTCGCCTTCGCCTTGGCCGCCGACGACGACTGCGGTGGCGGTTCCGACCCTGTCTGTCATTTCCCAGCCGACGACTTCGCCTGAGAGGTATGAGAGGCGGACTGCTCTGGCTCGGTTTTTGAATGGGATAGTGTCGAAGTTGATTTTGCCGTCTTGGTATGTGGCGGTCATGCGTAGGCCGGCGGCGGTGGCGATTGGGGTGAGGGTGTCAAGGAGGTTTTTGAGGCGGGTGTCGATGGCTGCGGTGCTTCCGCGGCCTCCGTCATCGGTGATGTGGAACCCTTCAATGCGGCGGGTTTGGATTGCCTCAGCTCCGAGGTTGCGGGAGGTGATGCGTTTGATGATGGTTTCTGCGGGGCCGCGGTCTCGGTATCGGGCGGTTGTTTGCTGGTCTTCGGGGTGTGAGGGGTCGGGGTAGGTGAGTCGGTCTTTGAGGAAGACGAGCTCGGACGTGCAGGTGACTTCCACTTCGAGCGCGCTGTCTTTTGCTGTGCGGTGGAACGCTGTGATGACTCCAGAGACGCGCAGCCCGCCGTCGTGTAGGACGAGCCCCCAGCCTTCTCGGAGGCGGGTGGCTTGCTGCGCGAGCTCGGGGGCGACGTCCACGATGAATGTGTCTGGCTCGTTGAGCCGGGTGATGAGCTCGACTTTTGAGGCTTTGAGGAGGCCACGGTACCGGTATTTTTCATCGCGCATGCCGATGGTTAGCATCGTGGCCTCCTGTATGTTTAGATTCCTGTAAGGTATTGGGGCCGGTAGATTAGAGCGATTTCACTTCTATCGTCCATTCCTGTGCCGGTCACGAGGAGCTTTGATCTACCTGGGGGTAGACGGAAAAGCTGTGACGTGTCGGTGAGCCGGTCCCATAGCTCACCGTTGCGAGCGCTATCGGAATAGATGTCGTAGATGCGGGTGTCTACGGTGATTGTTTCGCCTGGTTTGAGGGTGCCTGTCACGGAAAATGCTGCGCCTGTTTCGGCGTGCATGACTTTGACGTCCGTTACTGGTCCGGTGATTCTCCAGACGGGGGCGGCCTCGTAATCGCCGGTGATGGCGATTTCGCGTTCTCCCTGGACGACCGAGGGGGCGAGCATGATGGGGAAGAATTTGTGTGTCTTCGTCTGTTCGCCTCCGCTGATGAAGGGCTTGTATGTGCCTCTTACGTTCCAGCTGATTGAGGTGTCTTGTTCCCAGAAGAAGGGGCTGGGAGCTAGGAGCGTGAGCCCAATCTTCATCCACCAGCCGTTGAAGTTGCTTCCAAAGGTGCCTTCGAGACCGCTCTTGTAGAGAACCTCAATGTAGCGTGTGGTTTTGCCGGGGCGCGTGACCTCCAACTTGGCGTAAGTCGTGCCTGCCGTCGTCGAGAGAGGAGAAACGGCAGTAACGAGTGCATCCCATTTCCGGAGGCAGTCATCCTGCGAGGCCCCAAATATCATGAGCGGCAGGTGAATCTCTCGCTCTTTTAGCCTCGTGGTTCGTACCGTTGAGCCGGGCCCGTCGACACGTTCCGAGGTCTTGTGCTCAACGGGTGGGACGCCAAAGCCCTCCCACCCGTTGAGCACGGTGAAGTCGGTGGTGGAGCGGCTGGATAGTTCCAGCGGCGCCCCGCCCCCCGCTGGGTGGAGCCTCAGGCGGGGGGCAGGTTTAGCCTGGTTAGGCAATGCCGAGCGCCTCCTTTCGCCTCTGCAGCTTTGAGATTTCGTATGCGACTTCCTCGGCTGAGAGGCCGTTGACGTTGCCGATATGGATTCCTCCGGTGCTGGTAGATGTCGACGTGTGGTTCGCGATGTTGTACATTGCGCGCCACTGGCTGTCAGTCAGCACGTAGTCGGGGGTGCTCCTGCGGTGGTCGATGAGCTGTACGCCCTGCGTCAGCAGGCCGCCTGCGTCGTAGAGCTTCGGCGGGGCGGCAAATGCCTTAGCCCATGACGGGTTACCAGTTACTCGACCGCCGTCTGCGTAGCCGTGTCCGTGGCCGATGACTCCCAGCATGCCGCCGTATCCGTAGCGTGCCTTGGCGTAGCGCATGCCAGCGACGAGGTTTGCTAGGGGGTCTAGCCTGTTGTTGGGGAGTGAGGGGTCTCGGAAGGCCGCGAAAGTGGCGCCGATGACCTGGACGAGGCCCATCGCCAAATCACCGCTAAGTGTGTTCACATCTACGTAGCCGTTTTGGGTGACGTTGGGGTCGCCGTTCGACTCTGATTGAATCTGGCTGAGCCATGCGTTGATATAGGCGTCTTCCTTGGGGAGCCCGGCGATGCCGAGCGCCTGGATGACGGTGTCTCTCCAGCGCATCACACCGCCGTTGGAAGCAGCAACGGGGGTAGCTGAGCCAACGTCGGTGCCGTCTTGGTTTTTACCCTTGAGCGTGTTCACGATCCATTCGCGGGCGCCATCGAGCAGATGGTTACCTGCTCCTCGCATGAGGTCACCCGCCCAGCCGGGGAATAGCCCGCCGATTCCATCGAGGACACTCCTGGTCGGGCTGATCGCTACATCGATGACCCTTCCTGCTGCGGTTCCGATGAGCTCGCGGCCTGCGTCGATGACGGCCCCAGCGACATCCGTCGCTAGATTGACTGCGGACGTGACAAGTCCACCAAAGTCATACCCTGGGAGATTGTCCTGGACGTTGAGGGCCGCCGCGTATGACTGGCCAACGTGCGGGCTACCGCCGCCGGGTAGGGCGGCATGAGGAAGCTCGCCGGTGCGGTTCAGATAATCCAGAGCGCCTGGGTTCTCCCTTTCAAATCGCCTACGCGATTCCTTCCTGATGACGAATTCATCACGATGGACAACGCCGGCGACGTCATATTTACGGCCGGCTCCGGTGTAGCCGCCCGTCGCCCAGCCTTCGAGGCTGACTTCAGGGAGCTTGTTGATCCCGAACGTTCCAGCGAGATTGTTAAAGTGGCGGATGAACCCCTGGTTCACGACCACGTCGAGCACCCATCGCACCGGCTTCTTGACGACATTGACCAGGTTGTCCCAGAACGCCTTGATTGCGTTGACGCCCTGGTTGAAGGCTGCAGGGACCCTGTTGGTAATCCAGTCGCTCATCGCATCGAAGACCGGCCTGATACTGCCGTCCCAGACACGGCGAATGACCGAGCCGATTCCGTCCCATACAGGGCGAATGACGTTCTCATGCAGCCACCGGAAGACGCTACCGATTCCATCGACAACGCCCTTGATGATTGGGGCTAGAATGTCCCGGAACCAGTCCGAGAAAATCCGGATAGTAGTCTGGATGCCGTCCCAGACGGGCTTCACGATTGATTCGTACAGCCAGCGGAAGATATTTCCTAGTACCTGGGTGGCGGCGTTGAACAGGGGAACGAAAGTGACGTTCCACCAGTTCAGGAAGCCGTTGATTACCTGAGTAATCCAATCCCAGACGGGCTTCACGATTGATTCGTACAGCCAGGTGAACACGTTTCCGAAGTTAGTAACGGCGGTAGACATCGCCGGCGTGAATGTAGTATCCCACCAGTTCAGGAAGCCGTTGATTACCTGGGTTACACCGTCCCAAACGGGCTTCACGATTGATTCGTAGAACCATTGGAAGACCGGGCCGAGTGTATTATCGAAAGCCCACTTGAGGCCGTCAAAGACGGTGAGAATAATTGCGATTGCCGCAACGATTGCCGTCTTAATGACTGTCCAGATAGGTTCGACAATATAGGTGAGGAACCACTGGAAGGCAGCGCCAACAGCCTGCAGGCCACCGTTGAGAGCGGGGACGAAGTTCTCGTTCCACCACGTGATGAACCCTCCAACAGCCTGGCTAATGCCGTCCCATACAGGGCGAATGACGTTCTCGTACAGCCAGGTGAAGGCGGAGCCTACAGCTTGGAGCGCGCCATCGACGAAGTCACGGAACCATCCGACCTTTTCATAGGCGAGGATTAGCCCGCCGACGATGAGCCCAACGACGGTGAGAATGATGTTGCTCTTGGTGGCTGCGCTAGATGCCTTCTCAAGGAAGGTATGGGCGGCGGCCACCAGCATGGTTGCTTTCTGCCACCCGTTGTACGCAGTGACGACGATTCCGATGCCTGCGGCGAAAGGTCCCCACCATGAGGCGGTGTCCTTGATAAAGGTGAAGGTGTTACGGACAGCATCACCAATCGACCGCATGATGGAGACAGCGCCGGGCTCACCGTCGGGGACTGCAAAAAGTCCTCTGAAGAACTCTGCGATTCCTGCACCGGCGTTCTGCAGGGTGGGGATTAGTACGTCTCGGAAGACAGGGATGATATTGTCGACCACCCATTGCTTGACGGATTCGTAGAAACCTCTGATTGCGAAGGCTGCAACTTCCATGAAGCCGGGGAACCCGGCGGAGGTCACGTCACCGTCAAATTTCTCCCATGCGGCTCCGAAGGCCTTGAAGCCGCCACCAACCTCGGTGAGTACGGGGTTGAGCTTCTCCCCGAAAGCGTCCATGAGGTTCACGACTGTGGGGAGTAGCGCGGAGCCAATCTTGGTTTTCATGTCTTCCATGCGGGCGGAAGCGACCTGCATCTTGTGCGCAAAGGTGTCAGACTCGCGCGAGAAATTTCCCTGCGCGTCGGTTGACTGCTCGAAGAGGAGAGCCTGGGTTATGAGTTGCTTCTCCTGGGTGGAGAATGAACCGCCGACCTTCTTGATGCCAAGTTCCAGGCCCTTCGCCGTGAGCGCGGCGTCGTTAAGCGAGATGCCGTAGCGCTCAATTGGGTCGGTCTCGCCTCGCAGAGCCGCAGAAATTGCGTCGATCGCTTCAGCAGTCGTGCCGCCGTAGAGGCTGGACAGATCAGCGCCCAGCTGGATCAGCCCGTTAGTTTTTTCCCCGAGCTCGTCAATGCTGGTGCCTCCATTTTTCAATGAGGCGCCGAGCTTTGCCGCCAGCTCGTTGTAAGCATTGGTTGAGATGCCTACCGTTGAGCTCGCAGTGGCGGCATACTCGTGCATGCGTTCGGCGGAGCCCTTGAATACGGCGTCGACGGCACCGATTGACTGCTCGATATCGCCGGCCTTGAAGATCGCGTCACGCCCGAAGTCGAACAGCTGCACACCGGCAAAGAGACCGCCGGCGGCAGTTAGTGCGCCAGTAAATGCGCTCTTGAATTTGCTACTGGAGGCGCGTCCAGCGGCTTCCGCTTCTGCCTCGACGCCACTGAAGGCGCCTCGCAGGTTCTTCGTCGCGTCAGCCTTGAAGTCCGCCATAGCGGACTTGAACCCGGACTTCAGACGCCCAAATTTTCCAGCGGCACGCTCAGTCTCGTTGCCAAGCGATGCGGTGGCAGATTCTGCCTGGTGCAGGTCACCCTTTGCGCTCTTGAGAGCTTGCGCATAAGCAGTCGTCTGGGCGACTGCCTTCCTGGAGATGTCCGTGTATCGGGCACGTGCACCGGCTACGCCCTGCTCCGCGCCAGTGAGCGACGCGCTGGCGCTGTGCAGCTGGGAGCGCGCCGAGGCAAGACGAGATTCAGCCGCCAGCACGGCATCAGAGTTTCCACTCTTTCGCGCAGAGGACAAAGCTTCCTCAGCACGCTGGACTTTGAGGGTCTGCGCCTCCACTCGGCTCTGCGCGGCGAGCAGCTTTGCCTGAGCCTGCTCAATGCTGGCTGCGGCGGCGGCACGCTTACTAGCGGCCTGCGCCGCAGACTGCGCCATAGCTTTCTCAGCGGTTTCTACCTTCGCACGGATTGAATCCATGTCGATGGGGTTTGCCTCTTTGAACGCCTTCGCCATAGACGAGCCGATTTCGCGTCCCGCGCGGGCACCGTGGTCTCCAGCGCCCTTGAACGCAGTAGCGATCTGCTGAGTTAGGGTACGGGTTTCAGCAGCCAGAGTGATATAGCCGGTAGCGAGTTCAATGGCTGCCATATGCCCTCCTATTTAGTTGTCGAAAAGAGCGTTGAGCTCGTCGATGGTGGTTACTGCGGTCGCCAGCTTTTGCTCTGCGGGGTCGCCAGGACGAGGAACTCGTTTGAACTGTCTTGCCGCAGTCTTATCGCCGCTTCGCTGGATGTTGGCGGCTATGAGCGCCTCCATACTGGTGAGCACAGGCTCGTATAGTGGGTTTCCCCACTGCCAGGAGTCGGGGATTTCTGCCTGGCGGATAGCTGAGTCCCACGGCGCAGTCTCAAGCGCGGCGATAATGTTCGCCCAGTTGCTCTTGCCTCGCCTGCTGGAATCCCAGTTGAGGTTGAGCTCCAGCAGGCGAGCGCGTACCGCTGATTCGTGGCGGCGGTAAAGGTCGAGGGCGGCTAGAATTTTCCCACGGTGCCGTGGGACCATTCTTCGATGAAGGTTTTGGTTTCTTCGGTGTCCATTTCCCAGAAGATTTCGGTGTCTTCCTTGGCTGCGCCTGCGCTGATGCACCATTCGATGAGGGTGTTGAGGTCCAGGCGTTCCATTGCGGCGATGACGTGGTTGGGGGCCTGCTTCATGTCGGGGAGGGTGAATTCTCCGTTGAAGAGTGAGGATTCGAAGGTGAGGGAGCGGTAGAGCTTTTCGCTTTTTCGGGTGTGCTTCTTCTTGGTGGCCATGTGTGACTCCTTTTGTTGGGTGTGACTCCTTGGTGGTCCTGCGCGCCGTGGGAGTCACGGTCACGGCGCGCAGGTGCTTTATGGGGGTGTGGGTTTAGCCGCCGACGACTGCTACTGCTGCGGCGGGACGGGCGCTCAGACCAGAAACGTCGATAAGCTCGTAGATGCCGGTGCCGGTGGCGTCTGCCTTCGCGCCGACTTCGACTTCGATGGCGGTCATCTCGGAGTGGCTGACGGTAGTGTCGCCGGTGACGAGAATCTGGCCTTCGGGGACGACATAGCGCTTGCGGACCTTGGTTGCCGGGTCGATCGTGTTGATGACGAAGGTCTGCAGGGGGGCGATGTCGGCGTTGTGCTTGACGGTGATGTCGGTGCCGTTGACGATGACGTTGTCGGCGCCGAGGACTGCCTTGAGCACGTCGGGGGAGACGGTCGAGTAGAGCTTGAAGGTGAGGGATTCGCTGAACTTGGTGCGGATCTTGCGGATTTCGACGCCGCCCCATGCGTCGACGCCGTCGTCGGATGAGTCCTTGCTGATCTTCACGCCGTCTGCGGAGACGTAGCCGAGTTCGGTGAAGGCGGCGTTGAGCTTGTCCTTCGCGTTGGTGGGGACTACGGTGCCGGCGGGGGCATAGAGGATGCCGCCGGTAATCTTTTCCGGCTTAGGAACGAACGTTTCGGTCAGGTATGCGGGTTCTGCCATTGGTTACTCCTTCTGAGTGGGCGCGGTTGCGCGGGTGGTTGTTGATTTCACCGTTAGTGCTGCGGTGAATGTCCATGCCGGGGTGGCGGGGTCGTCGATGGGATCGTAGGTGGGGATGCCTGCGGAGGTGACCCAGACTGGGTCGGGGAGGTAATCCCATTCGCGGATGAGGGTTGAGACTGTGCGTGCAGATGTTTCTGCGATTGCTGGGTCTGGGTGCCTGATGTCGAGGGTGACGCGGCCGGTGAGGAGCTGGTCGGCGGTGAGCTGGTTGCCGCCGCCGTCCTTGATGATGACGCAGCCGGTGAGTCCGTCCCAGTCTGCGGGGGGTTCGTCACGGTAGATGGGGAGGTCGTTGTATCTCGAGACGAGGTACATGTACGTGGTGGTGACCAGCCCTTCGAAGTCCCAGATGGTGCTGTTAGCGGCCGGCATCGAGGTTCCTCACGAGAGAGTTGTGTTTTCGGTTGTGGCGGGCGGCGTGGCCGGTGGCCATGACGGAGACTGCGCCGCGGGGGTCTTCGAGTGCGAGGTGGGTGACCTTGTAGCCGATTGCTTCACCGCCGGCTGCAGAGGCAATTTTCTTTGCGCGCCGTTCGAGGTCTGCGACTACTGCGGGGGATTTGCTCAAGGCCTTGATAGCCTCGTGGTTGATGGTCAGCTTGTTCTTTGCGCTCACGTGGTTACCTTTCGAATCTTGACCTCGGTATAAAACGTCGTGCCGGTGAAAAAGTTGGTGATGGGCGGAGAGACTCCTACTACCTGGTACGTGGTGCCGTTGATAGTGATTTTGTCCTTGGCGCTGATTGATGTTCCAGGCGCTGTGTAGAGAGTCTGCGTGTAGATGTCGGTCTCGGAGGCGCCCCCGGTGGTTGGCTCGGCGGTGGATGGGGCGTCGAGGAAGACCTCTATCTGCTCCTGCTTCTCCGCTGGCTTTTTGAACCCGCGTGCGTCATATTCTGTGCCTACTCGGCGGGTTAGCTGCGCGACGGTGGGGTGTGCTGCTAAGCCAAACATTTAGGGGACCTGCCTCAGCTTGTATTTCTCGAGCAAAGCCTTCTCTGTCGAGAGCAAGCCGCCGCCGGTGGCCTCGCCGTTGTGCGTCGCATATGCAACATACTGCGTGCCGGCGCGCTGGGAGGCGATCGAGCCAGGAGCGCCCATTGCTGCGCGGGCGGTGAAATCGGCGATAACCTTCTGGACGTCTGGGACGGAATCCCAGCCGTGGGTGATGACGGCGGTGATGCAGCCAGGGCGGCGCGGGGTGATGCACCCTGCGGGGAGCTGAATCCATCCGTCTCGGGAGAAGGCGAACCCCTCGACGGGCATGCCGTCAACGAGCAGTTCGTTGACGGCATGCACCATGTTCGAGGGGAGGGGAAAACGGTTGGTACCGTTGCCATCGAGCGTCAGTTTTTCCTCGATAACGGGGGAAACATGCCACCCGCACCAGGCTCGGACTGCGGCCGCAGCGGCTTCTCGGGGAGAGACCGGCTGGGCGCTGATGGACGGGTACTGCGGCATATTTCCCCCTTTCCTATGAGGTGTTTACTTCAGGGTGATCTTGACAAATGCCTTCGGTGCCTTGACTGCCAGGGCGACGCGCTCCTCTGCCAGCACGCGGAAGCGGCCGTAGAGGAAATCGTCGTTGACGTCGTTCGACGCGGCAACGCGCAGGCCGCCCTTGCGGTATGCGGTTGCTGCGGAGCTGTGGCCGATGAGGGCGGTGCCGGCGGGGATGGCGTTGGTCTGGATGACGGGGATACCCCAAATCGGCGGGTCCACGAGGACGCCGCCAACGCCGTATGCACCGGTAAAAGCGCCGCCGCCCAGGTACTGGCCGTTGCCGTCCTTTACCAGGCGGAGCTTGGTGTAGTCGTCGGGGTGGATAACCAGGCCGTCTGCACGCAGGCCTGTTGCCTTGAGCATCTTGGTCTGCGCGCGCAGAATTGCGTCGAAGTTGTCTGCGGCAGTCGCAGCGGTCTCGCTCTGGATGCCTGCAGTGGTCAAGATGCCAGTCAGGTCGTTGCCGGTGCCGGTACCGCTGAGGAACTGCTCCTCTTCCACGCGAACCAGCTGCTGGAGCAGGTTGGTGTTGATTTCGGAGGCGAGGAAGGACAGGTCTTCTGCCATTTCCTTCGTGATCATGTGCCAGCCGGCAATATTCTTCAGCGAGATGTTGACAGAGGTCAGCGGGGGCGGGGTTACACCTGAACGCTTCGTGTTCTCTGCCGCGCCGCCGGGGCGGCCAGATGCAGCAGTCCATTCGTTTCCGGTGAAGAAGGTAATAGAGTTGCCGTCGATGGTTCCCGAGGACAACCACGCACCAATACTCGGACCCTCTACGTACGCGGGGATGATGTTCTTGTCAACGTCGGTCAGCAGGGTCTGCAGGCCGGTGCCGGTAGCCGCGCTGGTGGTGGTCACGGCATCACCGGCGGCCTTGGAGCTGATGAACTCAGCGGTTGCCTTGCGGGATGCGCTGAGCATGCCTAGGGCACCGGTCTTTGCGAGCGCGGTGACGACCTCTCGGCCGAAGCTGACGGAGCCCTTTTCAGCGGCGGGTTCGGGCTGGGGCTCAGGCTGCGGGGTGCCCAGTGCCTTCAGTAGTGCGTTGGTTTCTGCGACTGCGTCCTGGTCTGCCTTCAGGTTCTCCATGTCGTGGCGGAGTTCCTCGAGGCGGGCGCGGTTTACAGCTCCACCCTTTGCGGCAGCGGCAAGCAGCTCTTCTGCTTCTGCCTTGACGGATGCGAGCTGATCATTGATGGATGCCATGGTGGCTCCTTTCTATGCGAAATATGCTTTGTACTCTGCTAGTTCGTCTGCCGTGAGCGTGCGCGGTGTGTCAGCCGGGGCCTCCTTTCCCTTGGCCGTTTCCGGCTCCTCGGGATTGGGCTTAAGACGATCCTTGCCGCTACTCTCGACGTCGGGTTCGGCGTCGTCAATCACTGATTCAAGGAGTTCGACAGCTCGCTTTAGGGTTTCCAGGTTTGAGGAGGAAATCTTGCGGCCGGCTTTGAACGCCTTGACGTCAGTAAGTTCGGTTTCTGTGTTTGCTCCGATCTGGACGAGGGAGACTTCGAAGAGTCGGAGCTTGGTCAGGTCAGTGCACTTGTCGTCTGCGTTTTCGGTGCAGGCTCCGATGACGTATGCGAATGACATCTGGTTGACGAGCTTCCTGCGGATGAGCTCGTAGGCCTTTGCCGCCTTGGGGTTCTCGAGGTCGAGCTGGACGGTGACCTTGAGGCCCCGTTCGTCTTCGACGGCGGCGAGAGTTTCGCCGATGACCATTTCGGGGTCATCAAGGCGATGGCCCCAGTAGCAGGGGATACCTGCGCCGCCGGCACGGTAGTCGTTGGCGAGGGTATCTGCGAAGGCACCTGGCATGACTCGGTCTCCGACGGAGTCGATGTTGCCGAAGACGGCGGCGTAGCCGGTGAAGATGCCCTTGCGCTCTTCTGATTCCTCGATGATGGAGACAGCGCCGGGGGCGGCGTCCTTATAGTGGATTGTCATTGGTCTCTTCCTGAATGTCTGTGTACGGAGGAGCGCCGCGGGCCTCGACCTGCTGGTAGATGTTGCGGGCGGTGCCGGCGGGGTCTGGTGCGGCTGAGTGCTTTTTGAGGTCGTCAGCGAGCTCCTTCTCGAGGCGGCTGATGGGGGTCTTGCCTCGTGCCTGGTGGATTCGCTCGGCGCGTTCGAGGTTGTCTCGGATGAGTTCTGCAGCTTTCCCCCCGCCTCCCTGGTACGCGGAGCCTCCGTCTTGTGGCGAGGTTTGTCCGCCGACGATGACGTTGAGGGGGGTGATGAGCTCGTCTCCGCCAGGTACGGGGGGTAGGTTGTTGATCCGCCGGGCTTCGTTTCGGGTCATCCAGGGGCCACCAGTTGAGGTAGAGAAGATGTTCGCCTGGTCTTCGATGGAGCCGCGGAGCATTTCCTGGACATTGAATTCGACGAAGTACTTCTTCCGGTCGATACCAAGCTGCGGCAGGACGAAGGTGTTCAGTCGGTCTTCAATCGAGCGGACGAGCGGGCCGAGCGTGTTGCTGAAGATTGCTCGGTTCATTTCTCGCATGCTGGAGTAGCTGAGCCCATCGGTTGCGCCGAGGAGCCCTGCGGGGATTTGGAAAACCTGAGCCACGGTGTGCAGGCTGAGGGTGATTGATTCTGCCCACTGCTCATCTGCAGATTTGAAGGTCGTGGATTTGATTTCCATGCCGTCCTCTAGCAGAGGAGTTGAGCCTGCGCGAGCGCCGTGGTCTCCGGTGAAGTCCTCGAACATCGCATAGAACCTGCGCCTTGCGTTGTTGTCCCATTCTGGGGCGGAGGTCGGGCGGCTGATGTATGTGCCGGCTCGTCCGCTGCGGCGCCAGAGCTGAATCCTGTACCGGTGGCTGTGGTAGTTTTCCTCGAGCACCATGCGGAGGGTGTCAATGACGCTCCATGAGTTGCCGGGGGTCGGTGACCAGCCGGTGAAGGTTACGCACCGGGCGGCGGGGATCTCTACTGCTGAGCTCTTGCCCGGCGGCTGCACCTTGTAGTGTGAGATTGACTCCCAGGTGTCCCAGACGGGGGTGACCCATGCGGTGGGGAAGGGATGAATCTCTGGAGTACCGTCATTGCCAGGCAGGAAGAACCAGTGAGCACGGTTGTACAGGGTAAGGTTCGCGACCAGGTCGTAGATGAGCTCAAAGCCTGTCATCCACGGGTTCGGCTGTCCGGAAAGGAGCTCATGGGCGAGGTTGTCGGTGTTCCGCTCTCGATGCTCCCCATCGCGAACGAAGGTGTGGATAGCCATTTGGGCGACATGCCTAGCGTACCAATCGACTGCTGCGCGAACGTAGGGCTGGTAACGGTAGAGAGCGGCCAGCGTTGCGTTGGCGGGGTTTGAGCCGTCGGTTCCTTCAGCGTTGTTGACGAAGATGTCTACGTGGCGGCCTTGGAACGTGCCTGCAGTCCTGGGGAGGCGGTTGATGATGGCCTCAGTGATGATCTGGCCGATATTCTGTGCTACCACCATTTACCTCCATCCTCGATTTGATCTGCTGTGTACCAGTCTTCGTAGTCGCCGGCGTATGCGCTGGTCTTCTTTTCGGGTGCTTTCTGAGAGGTCAGTCCCCAGAGAGCGAAAGCTGCGGCACATGCCGGGGCTATATCTACAGGGGATTTCACACGATTGAACACGAATGTGTCACCCATGCTCTTGACCTGGATTTCAGCCAGAGCGAGAGTGAGCGCAGGCTGGTCTCGCCACCTAACCGAATGGTTAATCACCCTGTCATAGAATTGCGCGTATGCGTTGGTTAGGGCGGTTCCCTCACATTTAAGTACGGGGGTGCCTACCGCCTCGATATAGTCGATGAGGGACGACGCGGGAGCGCCACGTCCCTGGACGATAACTGCTGCAGGCTCGAACAGGAGCTTCTCAGCCAGGAATCCAGGAATCCACTCAGTATTGGGGCGCTGAGCCATCACCTCGACATGGGGGAGTCCATCATCACGCCACGAGGCGAGTGAGATGGTGGACATCCTGCGGCCTTCTGCCACATCGACAGAAATATAGATAGGCGAATCTTGCGCCGGTTCGCTGTCAGGGTCGAGGCACTCTAGGAGGTCTTCTTCCTTGAACAGAGAGTCTTCTGCGACGTTCACCCATTGGCATAGGTTCTCGGTGCGGAACTTGTGCTCGGGCATGCCTTCGCCGGGCTTGCCGACAAGGGCGGCGCGGGCGGCGAGGGTTTCTTCGCTCGGGCCGTGCGGGTAGCCGAGCGAGGGGTTCGCCATTGCCCATGCTTTTCGGTCGGCGATGTCGCAGTCGTCTGGGGCGCTGTATTCGAACAAGCCGAGAGACGGATCAGCAGGGCTGTATTCCGCGCCCTTCGCCTGTGCGGCCTCCCATGCCTGTATTTCTTCAATGCCCTTCGCTCGAAGGCCCCGCAGCACTTCCGATTTTGCCTCGCCGGCGTTAGAGACGGCGATTGTCTGTGCGGAAACGACAGCGTTGGTCGTGTTGGTCATTGCTGACCATGCTGACCATTCGCGTTGCTGGCGGAGCTCGTCGAAGGCGAGGTCGGTGACGGTGAGTCCACGGCCGCCGTCATCGCTGGCGGCCTCGCATCGGTACCGTGCGCCATTGGTGAGCTTGATGAATTTATTGCCGTTTGTATCGCTCTTCTTTGCAAGGCGAGCACGGATAGGCGAGTTCTTCAGCGCGCTGTGCGAGAGGTCAAGGATCTCTTCCGCCAGAGACAGCTTGTGGGCTGTGCCGAGCACCAGAGTCGGTTCTTCTTCTGGACCGTCCCAAGTGACCATTCTCCATAAGAGCCTTGTGCTCATGATGTAGCTCTTGCCGTTCTGCCGGGCGACGAGCAGGAGCACGGTCTCAAATCGGAACTGCGGAACGTCATCTGAGACGAAGCTACCGGGTGCAAGCTCCATTGAGTGAACTAGGAACCACTTTTGCCAAGGGTGAAGGGTGCGTCCTAGCGCGCGCTCAGCAAATTCGATAGCTTCGAACCCGAGACTGGTCTCTGGGGTGAGCTTGCGCAACGGGCGAGTCCAAAGGCGGGGGACGGTGGAGCCTTTAAGCGGGGGGCTTTCTCTTGCTGAGGATTTCATCAACAACATCCACCTTCGCGTCCTTAGTTGCCATTTCACCACGGGAGACGGGGGTTAGGCCGAGCGCGGTGAGGGTGCGGTTGAGGTTGGGGCCGGCGATGTTGAGGCACTTGAGCCAGACATCCCAGGTTCCGTTTTCGATGCAATCGTCCCAGGTCTCATCGAGCGTGCGGGCGTATTCGATTGCGAGGGCGCTTGCGGCTACGTCCATGTCCTTGATGACGCCTGCAGCTTCTGCTTCTTCGATAGCTTCTTTGACAAGCGGCGCAAGGTAGACGCGGGAGGTTACATCGTCCAAATCGAGCATGTAATTTCTCGCATTTCTTTACACATAAACGCATTTCTTTTTACACGGGATATAATCGCGCGCGCGTCCCCCGGTTATCTTGGCGGGGGGAGAGGAAGAGAGCCCCCAGGAATGTTCCGCAGCAGGGGAGGTTTATTTTCTGACCGCCCCCACCCCTGCGGCTAGACGTGCCAGCGGCGGGACGGGATACCAATCTTGTTGATGGCTTTCTTGTTACCCCTGTTTCGGTTGCATTCTCTGTGGGAGGCTCTGAAATTTGCGGGGTCTTTGACGAGCTCGGGGTGGGTAGACACGGGGTGTAGATGGTCGAGCTCGAAAGCTTCATCGTTTACTGTCCCGTCATCGTCTCGCCACGGCAGTGAGTAGTCGATGCTCTGACCACAGAGCCAGCAAGGCGTGCCGGCGGCGGCGCACTGCTCAAAGAATCGCTGGCGGAGTCGCCAGTAGTCTCTGCCACTGCGTAGGTTCGTAGCCATATGTTATCTCCTGTGCGAGTGGGGTGATGCCAGGGACAGCAAAGCCCCCGGCACCTGACGGATACCGGGGGCTTTGGGCACAGCTGTGCCCGATAGCTTTTATTTTACTAAAGATTCTCCAGCTTGCAAGTGGGCGAGGCGCTTGATTGCTTCGAAGCCCGTCTCAGCCCAGCCACAGGCTCCGCAGCACGTCATGACTCGGGTTGAGGGCTGTTCCTCTGGACGGACGATGATTGCGAGCGCGGCGTCGACTTTGGTGGTGCCGTCGTCGAGTTGTCGAGTGTAGGTTGCTTTCTTGCATCGGGGGCAGGGTGTGTTGTGGAGGTGGACGGTGGTGTGGTTGAGGGTTCGGATGCGTCGTGTCCAGTCTGCGGCGTAGATGGTTGCGACGGTTCTGTTCTCGGTGGTTGCCCATTCTCGGACGGCTTGTTTGAGGGTTGGGTTGGGGGTGGTGGCGTGTTGGGTGGTGCGGTTGCGGATGTCGTGTTCGAGTTCGATTGCGTCGAGGTTGCAGATTGCGCCGGTGTTTTTGTTTTTGCCGCTGCGGCCTGTTCCGTTTCTGTCGGTGATGGCGATGCGGAGTTGGTCGAGGAGCGGCATTTCTTGGATGACGGTGGGGGTGCCGTCGTCGAGTTTGCGGATGCGGGGGGTGCCGTCGCAGAGGGCGGTGATCATGCTTTCGAGTGTTGGGGTGGGGTGCATGGGGTGCTCCTGTGCGGTTGTTTGGTGGGGGGGGGGGGGGGGGGGGGGGCGGGCGGCGGGGGGGGGGGGGGGGCTTTCCTGTGCCCGGTTCTCGGGGTTGATGCGATGCTACATATCGACGTCAGCAAGACCAGTGACCTTCTCGCGACTCCTGAAATAAGGAATGGTCATATAGCCATTGTCCAGCTTATCTACCTGAGCTACATCAGCGGGATTATTCATGTCAGGCCAACGTTCTTGCTCAATCCTGAACCGTACAATCGCCATGAGCCGGTAATTCTTGTGCGTCATGGGACCAAAAGCAGCAATCAGCTCACCTGATCGGGTGTAAAACCCCACCGTATCCTGGTCTTCAACATTCAGCGTTTCGTAATACACGATGCTGTCTATCGCATTAATGGGATAGCGGGTCGGATTGGCTGACCAGACGCGCTGCTCAATACCCTCGGGGGAGAGCTTCACGTAAGCGACAAAAACATAGCGGGCATAAAGATAGCAGAAAAATACAAAAATAATATTTGCTAAATTCAACCAGATATTCACATTTTCACTTTGAATATTTGCCAGACAAGCTAAAAATGGCAGCATTGGAATAAATATACAGAGTAGTGTCTCGGCGCGAGTTACTCGCTTAATATAAATTCCCTGCGCTTCTTTTTTCTTATCTTGGCGTCGATTAATCTCATACCTAATAATGATGTAGACAACAGAGATAAAGGACAGTGCAAAAATAATTCCGGAGAAAATAATCAGGAAAATACGCATGACGGGTTCTCGTTTCGTGTGGTTGGTGAATAGGGTTCGGTGTTTGGGCCTATCGTATCGACTGCCGGGCGGCGCTACATCTTGATGTCCGCTAGGCCGGTGATTTTGTTGCGTCTTCTGTATAGCTTCCTGAACAGGGGCTGCGTCCACTCGAGGTTATCCCACGTATCAACCCACGCCAGATCCTGCGGGTCCCGCATATCGGGCCAGCGGTCGAACTCAAGCCTAAACCGTACGATGGCCAGCAGCCGGTGGTTCTTGCCAACGGGGTCAAGCTTAGCGATTTCCTTGCCTTTCTTGGTGTAGAAGGTGGCCTTGTCAGATCCTACCCCAGTCCATTCCAATTCTTCCTCCGCCTCACCCTGGAAGTAGAAAACCTGGTCGATAGCCCTAATCGGGTAGGAGGTCACGGCGGCGAACGGTGAGAGCTTCTGCTCCACATCGTCTGGCGTGATTTTCGTGTACACCAGGTGAACGTGCAGAAAGTGGTAGGGGAAGAAGAGCAGCATGATGAACGCCAGCAGGTTGAAGAGGATACCGAGCTCAACCTGCGTGTAGAGGTAGAGAGCGAAGAAACCTGCCGGGAATATGGGTGTGAGAAGGCCTATGAGTGCTTCACGGCGGGGCACGCGCGTAATGTAGATGCCTTCGTCGCGCAGCTTCATGTCCTGGCGCAGGTGCCTATCATGCAGAACAATGATAGTGATGGCGCCGATGATTGATGCGAGGGTGCAGGTGCCCCAGAGCAGAAGGAAAAAGGTGTGCATGATGCGTGCTCCCCTTTCGCGGTGTTGGTGGTGTTCGTGCCGGTTGTGGCTCTTTGGATGTAGGGGGTAGTCGGCGCTTATCGAGCGGGCTACATGTCGACGTCGGCAAGGCCGGTTACCTTCTCACGGCCCCTGAAATAAAGAATGGTCATACCCCTGTCGTCCAACTCATTCACCTTCGCCACGTCATCAAGATTATTCATGTCAGGCCAGCGTTCGTTCTCAATGCGGAACCTGACAATTGCCAAGATCCGATAGTTATTGTGGGTAGTCGGACCGAAGGCAGCAATCTGTTTACCGGAGCGGGTATATAAGCCCACCATATCCTGGTCTTCAACATTCAGCGTTTCGTAATACACGATGCTGTCTATCGCGTTAATAGGGTAGCGGGTCGGATTGGCTGACCAGACACGCTGCTCAATACCTTCAGGGGAGAGCTTCACATAAGCGATGAGAATATAGCGAGAGTAAAGATAGGTGAAAAATACAATAATAATATTAAATAGATTCAGCCAAATACCCGTATTTCCAGTCTGACTATTAGCCATATAGCCCAAAAAAGGAAACATCGGATTAAATATACAAATCCATACCTCAAAGCGATTTACTCGCCTAATGTAAATTCCCTGCGCTTCTTTTTTCTTATCTTGGTGTCGATTAATCTCGTACCTAATAATAATGTAGGGGATAGAGAGAATAGACAGCGCTAAGATAATTCCCCAGAAGATACTAAAAATGGTATCTAACATGTTTTACTCCGCCTCCTGAATGCTAGCATGAGAAGAGGAATCCGCGTCTTCCTTCTCGGGAATAGTGATACCCACGGTGACGTACTTTTTCACCGACCACCCATTCATCGCCACCGACGCCGCGAAGAACAGCGCGGGCAACCACTCCAGACGTACCAGCGAATAGCCCAGGTACCCGAGCGCAATACACGCCGCCAGGCCAGCCACGCCGATGCACACGGCACGCAGGGTGCGATACCTGTCGGTTCCTTCTTCAAGGCGGGTGCCCTGCAGGTAGAAGAGGCCCTCACGCACAACACGCAGGAACCCAGGGGCCAGGAAAAGTGCGACCGCCAGAGCCGCCGGATCATAGCCTGCAGTCATGAAACTGGTCAGGGGAACCACGAGGCACAGAACCGTGAAAATAGCCGCTGATATAACGCCCACGCGGGTTGAATACCTATTCATCTGCTCCATGCGCTGCAGGTTAGGAATATCGTCATTAGGCTCGGTAGGCTGAACGAGGAAGTAGGTAATGAATATTCCGCCAGCCATGTACCAGGAGGCGAAGTTCGTCTCAGGGGTCCACAGCATTGCATCCGTAGTGCGCAGTACCCCAAAAGCCGTCAGAGCCGTTAGTACAATCAAACCCACTGCACCGAAGAAGAAAACGAAGATAAAGAAGTGGTGGAAAGGGCCACCGTTTGCTTTGCCTACAATGCTTTCGCTGTGAGCCATATCTATGACTGCGAGGAATACGGGACACATAATGAGGAACAGTGCGCCCCACTGCCAGTCCCCAAAAATGAACGATAACAACGACACAAGAATCATGAAGCTAAAGCCGAACCATAGGAAGATTAGCCATAGGATTCTGAAGGTTTCAGAGATAGCGTTCATGCTATTTCCCTTTCAACTATTTGGACTCTGCCGCGGCACGGTCGAGGATGCGCTGCAGGTGCTCCGGGATCTGTCGGTACTCCCCAGCCTCGGGGGAACCAATCTCATACGTGCGGGCGTAGCAGATGACCTTGATGAGAGCGTCCATGTCCTCGTAATCGCCGAACTCTACGAAGAGTTCGGGGATGTACTTGGGCGGCCAAACACCGTAGCGTTCGCGGAAGAGAATCATGTGGTAGATGTAGGTGGCGTCAAAGAAGACCGGACTGAACGCTAGGCGGCGTTTACCCATCTGGCTACTGCTAATGAGTAGGTGCCCGCCTTTGCCGTTGACCTGCATGTGTATTTTGGTGATGCTGCTGTAGTCGAACTCGCGGGTTTTGAATCGCCAGTTCCGCCATTTCACGGAGGTCTCATTCTGCTGGATGTAGAAAGAGTGAACATGGATGGACATAAGCCAAAAACAGGACCCCACGATACTTCCAAAGATGAGGAAAAATATGAAATCTTCAAGCGTTTCTGAAATCCAGAGGGGCACCAAAAAACACACAAAAAGCGTGAAAAAATCCAGACAAACAACAGCCAGTAGCGGTTTTTTCTGCCGCTGTCCCAGAGGAATGTAGCCTTTGGGTCGGTTGAGGCCGATGGAGCCGTTGGTGACGGTTTCGGCAAGGAATTTTCTGAGCATGGGGTGTCCTAGTGTGGTGGGTGGCTACATGTCGACGTCGGCGAGGCCGGTGACTTTCTCCTTTTCCCTGAAGTACGGGACCGTATCAGGGCCACTGTCTAGAGCATCCACCTGAGCTACGTCATCCGGATTATCCATATCTGGCCAACGCTCGTTCTCAATCCTGAACCGCACAATCGCCAGGAGCCGGTAATTTTTATGAGGCAACGGGCTAAACAGGGCAATCTGAGTACCTGACTTAGCGTAGAACCCCACCATGTCCTCGTCTTCATATTTTGCTGCCTTGTAGAACACGACGCGGTTGATCGCGGTGAACGGGTAACGGGTCGGGTTGGAGAACCAGATGCGCTGCTCGATGCCGTCGGCAGAGGTCTTCACGTAGGCGACATGCACATAGCGCAAGTATGCGGCAAATGGTACTGATACTAACAAGGCCGTTATGTCAATCGTTATCCTTGCTGATTCAGGGTCAAAAAATATATGACCTGCAAACATAAGGCACGGAAAAACGGGGGTAAATATCGTCATGAGAGCTTCGAGCCGCGTAACCCGTCGGATATAAATACCCTCACGTAGCCGTTGCTTATCTTTCCAGCGCTGCACCTCGTAATT